TTAAGGATCTGGTAGATCCAGTTCACTCAGGCTTCTTCTCGGCGTCCTTGGCGTCCTTGGCCATGATGAGGCCAATGCCGGCGGTCACCGCGGCGATGGTCGTGGTGATGTCCAGATGGGTGGTCGGGTCACCGTCGAACAGGGCCTTCATGGCCCCGCCAACAGCAACGAGGATGGCACCGATGCCGGCGAGAGTTGTTTTCGTGTTTTTCATTTAGAGCGGAATAAGCGATACGCACCGTAGATGGCGCAAAGTAAGCCTATCACAGCCGTAATAAGCCTTACCCAGTCAGTGAGCTCTGGAATAAACGAAACAGCGGTGGCACCTGCCGCTGCTGCTAGGCTGAGTCCAGGGCTGGTGCTGCTGTTCGTTGGTTCCATATCAGCTCAGGGCAACCCTGATGGAGTTTTCGTTGGAGTCAATGAACGGCACGCCGATGACCCGTCCGTCGCCGTAGATCGAAGCCACCACCTGCGCTGGATCATCCTGCGGGATGACCTCGGCGGTGCTGACAACCATGTCACCGGCGATGACGTTGGGATTGACGTTGATCGGCGGGTCAAAAGTGATGACCTCGTTCGCAACAGGCTGAATATCGTTCTCGTTCATGTTAGGAAGCGACAGTGTAGAGGATGGTGAATTGCAGGGTAGCGGTGGCGTTGCTGTTCACCCACAGATTGCCGGTGGTGCTGAACGGCGTGGCAATCGTGAGCTTCTGTCGGCCACTCACCACGCTCGCACCATTGACGATCTGGGTGCCAGCAGATGCGTTGCCGATGCTCACAGTAGCCGATCCGGTCGAGTTCACGATGATGTCCTCGATGATGGCGTTTGTCGGGATGGCCAGCGTCCCCAGCATCTGCTGGTTGCCGTTAGTGTTGGTCGTCGCGTAGACAACGGCAACCTTCTTGGGAACCGTGAACTCAACGCCGTTGAAGAGCGTACCGTGCAGCGCGTTGGTCGAGCGGTCGGTGGATTGGTAGCCAGCCCCGACGGTGAAGTCCAGATCGACGATTGCGCCGATGCGGGTCAGCACAATGCTGTGCAGGTAGAACGTATCGGTTCCGTTTCCGGTGAAAGTTGAGTTTGCTCCTGCATAAGCCACTACATCCAATCGTGTTTCAGTTGAAACAAATTCGACAGGAGTGATTGAAGTCCACGCACCGGTAACTGATTGAATGGTTGTAAGATTTTGAGAAGTAGTCAGCTGCTGAAGCCTCAGACCATTCATTGTGGCATTCGCTGCCGTAATGAAATAGTTGAACCCTATGCGGTAGCGTTTTGAAGCCAAAAGCCCCGGAAATGAAGTCCTTAAAGCATAATGGGTATTTGATGCAGTGCCATCTACAGTAAATCTGAGCGTATTGTCTACGCCAGAGATTCCGTCGATGTTTCCATCTGACGTTCCTCGAACAGCGGCCCAGCCATCTGCACCAGCCGAGAAGTCGCTGGTGTAAGCCGCCGTCTGCGTCCCCCACTGATCCGCCGGATTCACGCCGGTGGTTCCAACTTCGACGACATCAGCAGCACTTAGAGCGCGGTTGAAGACGACGGAGCGGTAGATGCGGCCTGAGAAGATGTTTGAGGTTCCGGTGCTTTGACCAATGAACAGGTTGGTCGAAGTGATCGTCTCGCTCCAAGCTGGAGGAGTTCCACCAGTAGTCTCGGTGTAAGCCGTGTCAGTGCCGTTGATGTAGATTTTTAGCGTTGTTCCAGTGCGGGTGACTACAACGTCAACAACCTGACCTGAATACGCAGTCTGAAAACCTGAAATAGTCGCATAGCGAAAATCTAATACAGTTGCCCCGTACAAATAGAAGACAAGTCCACCAATCGAATTGATGTACAAAATGCAAGCGCTAGCCTGATCGGCAGTAGTTGAGCTGCTGGATAGTGCAGCGATGTAACGAGTGGTTCCGGTCGTAGTAAATACCCGAAACCTATTCCACATCGACACATCACCAGTGCCAATGTTCTGACCCGTCAAAGCTGAGATGATGCGCGTTCCACTCGTCGCCCCATCGAACGCCACCGCAGCGTAGTCGCTGGCAGCGGCGCGGACGGCGGACGGGAACTCGCCCTGACGAGCGGTGAGCTGGCCGTTGATCGTCGCGGTGTCGGTCTGAGCGTCACCGAGGGTCGTGTTGCCGTTCAGAGTGGCAGCACCATTGAACGTGGCAGCACCAGTAAACGTAGAGGCTCCGGTAACACCGAAAGTCGTGCCGACGGTGGCCGCGCCGGTGATGGTGGCGGAGGCGAGGGTGGCGGTGCCGCCGGCTCCCAGGATCTGGTTGCTGGTGATCTTCTTCGTGGTGCCCGATGCAGCCATCGTCGTGTCACTGACATCGACAATGGGAAGGACATCCACCGCGGGATCGACGGTCGTGATCGCCGTCAGTGCTGTGATCTTTGTATCTGCCATAAACTGTTAGTTAGCTTGAATGATGAGTTTGCCACTGTCCTCTTGCAGCAGGAACGACGCGTCCTCCAACAAGACGGAATCGAAAGTCCCAAACGTGATGACAATCTTGTCACCATCCTCCAGCAGAACGAAGAAGTCGTCCTCCTGAAGCAAATCCCGGCGCAGGATAGGCAGATCGCCAGGGGTAACATTACCCCCGCCGTTCGATACCAGTCGTGTGCCGAGAGCGAGTGTCACGATTGAATCACGCCATTGAATGCGATCACCTGACCGCTGGAAATCTGGAAGCTCGTGATCGGTCCCGGTAGGGTAATACCAGCAGGGATGGTCGCCGTGGACCAGGATCCGCTGATGTTGCCACCGGTGATCGAGCTAAAGGTGGTAGGGGCGATGGTGGTGATGGCCACAAACGGGCCAGTGGTCAGCGTGGTGGCTGTCACCAGTTGAAAGCCGCCCTGTCCCATCGAATACTCGATGGCCTGATTTGCTACGTCGCTCATATATCCCAGATCTTCCGGATTTGATTCTTGGTGAAAGTGCTCTCGAAGCGGGATCCTTGGCGGTCTTCCAACCGGCTGAATCCCTTCTTCACGTTATCCTTGAGTTCGGTCTCGCGAGCAAAGCCGGTGACCCCGAAGCGGGCCACCGGTTGTCGCATCCACCGCTTCCCATCAAGGACAACAGAGTCGGTACCCATCGGAGCGATATGCTCGATGGACTTGCCATTGTTCTCGAAGGTGTAGATCGGCATATCAGGAACCCATTTCGCTGTCGTACTCCTCAACCATCTCCCGCATACCCTTCTCGTCCATCGGCTCCTTGGAGGCCATGGCCTTCTCGCTCTTGTTCTCGTACTCAGCGGGCATGCCGTTGACGCTGCGGATCTCGATATAGGCTTCGCCGTTTTCGAGCTTCTTGAGGACACCGCGAACATCGTCCAAAACCACTTCATCACCGACCTCGGGCATGGCCTGTTGGCCATCCTCCATGTCAGTGGAAAGGGCTTCGAGCGGAATAGAAATCATGGGTGCATTGTTGTCAGCCTCATCGCATCCGCAAGCGGAATGAGAAGAGGGGGCACCACCTTTACGATGATGCCCCCTCGGGCTAACGGCAATCACCATGATGGTGGCCGTTTTGGGTCGCATATTACAGCGTGGAGGAGGTCTTCGTCCGATGCACGAGGTACCAAGTCGGGTTACCGGTGGAACCGGTATTACCAGCGGCCAGACGCAGCGTAGCGAAGAACAGCTTCACACCGACGGTGACGAGCTGGTTCAACGGATCCGACTTGTCGGGGGTGTCGGTGATCACGATGCGCGGGGACAACGGATCATCACCGGTCAGAGCGGGGATACCAAACGCCTCGTTGCCGAAGAAGAACGAGGCGATGATGTCCGAGGTGTTGGTGAGACCGCCGCCGCCGGTGTTGTTGAACACGAACTGCTGACCAGCAGTGGTGGTGTTGGCCTGACTGACGAACGAGTTGGTCTGGGTGACCACGCGGCAACCGTAGATGGAGCCAACCTCGCCCTTGTAGAACGGCTGGCCCTTGTTGCCGTAGTTCGACGCGTTCAACCAGTCGGTATCGCGCATCAGGTCGCGGGCAACACGAGGATCGGTGGCCAGCACGTAGGAACCATTGATCATTGGAGCGCGGTTGCGCTTCAGGCGGGTCATCGAATCGAGGACAGCCGCAGAGGTCATCGTGGTGTTGGTCGCGGTCGTGTCGGTGCTCAGAGCTGTGTAAGTCTGATTGCCAGCACCCAGAGTTCCGGGGTTACCGTACACATTGATACCACCAGCAGCGGCATTGTCGTTACAACGATCAGCGTTATCGAACGGACCAGGAGAAGCAACGCTGCCAACCTCGGGGAGGGTACCCATGTTGCCAGTGCCGTTCAGAATCAAGTTCGATCCGATCAGGGTGTTGCGGATGATCGTGTCAACCCAGAGGGCCATATCCAGACCGGAGGTCTTGGTGGCCTGCTGGAGCGAGTTGAACAGGTCGGTGGCGCGGAGGATGTCGGTCAAACCGATCACCTGACCGTACTGCGAGAGCGACTTGCTCAGGCTGTTGAGGGCCAGAGCGCGATAGTTGGCGGAGCTGATCGGCACACCTTCGCCAGAATAGGCGGTAGGAGCCGCGAGGGTCTGAACGCTGCCGATGCTCGGAGCTCCGAAGCGGAACATGCTGATCGCACGGTTACCGTTGTTCTTCGGGATCGGCGTTTTCATGCCGAACTGATCGAGGATAGTCTCCTGTTGAACGATGGAGAGCAGCTCCTTGCTGAAGTAGTTCTGGAACTGGCTCGTGAGCGTGGTTGAAGTAGTAACTGGCATATTTGAGTTGTGGTTGTTCTATCAGTTTTCGTCCC